GCGAGATGCGGGAAAGCTCCAAGGTCGGCGTGATGCGGGGAAGCTCCGAGGTCGGCGTGATGCGGGAAAGCTCCCAGGTCGGCGAGATGCGGGGAAGCTCCATAGCGAAAGACTATAAAAATTATCCTAAAATTAAAATCTGGGTATCCCCAGGAGGAAACTTTGAAATGCTTACATATGTAAATAAAACTGAATAAAAAATCCCCATTGGTACCGGAAATACCAACGGGGAAAGGCACAATAGCTAAGTGAGGTAGCCATTGCAGAAATTATCATACCATAATTTCCTGCGATTGGCAAGAACGAATGTTCGTTAAATGGAGGGAATTATGAATAAAGAAAATAAAGTATCCTGGGACAACTTGGAACAGTTTTTTGCAGTAGAGGTGATTGAGCAGTCCAAAAGAAACGCAAAGAGGTGGTTTGTGGCATGGCTTGTCACTCTGGCGGCGCTGATCGGGACAAACGCAGCATGGATCTATGTGGCGCAGTCTTATGAGTATATATCCCAGGATGGAAGCGGCCAGAACAACATTAACACTGGCACACAGGGAGACATCACACATGGGACAGAGAATGAAAATTAAAAAGAACGGGAAAAGCCGTGGAATCAAAAGGAAGAGGAGGAAGAAGAAAAATGCATGATATCAGTAAGATGCGCCAGGCCCGGAAGAGACAGAAACTTTTCCGGGCGGCAGTAAGGTGGATGACCATAGCGGTGCTGTTTGGCCTGTCCTGGTTTGGCCTGTGCGTCCTTCTGGCACCTTACATGATGCTGAGACTTGCCGTATTCTTTTCCGGCATGATGTTGATTCTGGCCGCGAAATTTTTAGAGGAGGAAGCATGAGCAGACGACGAAATGGAACCAACCAGGCAATGATCCAGCTTGGCCTTAATCGGTACAAGCTGGGAAAGAAAAAGCGCCCTGGAGTGGCAACTCCGGCGGGCGCAGAAAAAATAACTTACACAGGTAAGTATAGCAGATAGGAGAGGGGATATCAATGGCAAGTAAAGAGATTATGACATTTTTGTCAGAGGAGGAGCATGAGTATCTCGTTGGTCTTGTACAACGGGATATCTTCTATGAGAGGACAAGCGAGCCGATTCCCCTTAAAGACAAATGCCGGATCTGGATAAAACTGGAGGATGCAAAAGAGAAAAATGAATAATATGTTGGACAGATGCGATGCCTGTGGTGCGTATCTGGAGGAGGCTGGCCGATTGTGCCGGAGGTGTCGGGACAAGGCCATCCAGCGGATGCGCAAACAGCGCACGGAATACGAATCAGAATTTGAAAAATCAGTGGATCTGGAGGAAATATATGAACTTATATGAAATTGATGCCGCTCTCATGGCGGCATATGAAAATGCAGTAGATATGGAGACCGGGGAAATTTTAGATAATGAAGCCTATGCCGCCATTGATGGTCTCGAAATGGCCCTGGCTGAAAAGACGGAGAACATCTTGCTGTGGATTAAGAACCTTTCTGCCGAGGCTGAAGCCCTTAAGGCAGAGAAAATGTCCTTTGATGCTCGCCAGAAAAGGGCAGAAAGAAAAGCGGAAAGTCTGAAGCGCTATGTATCTAAAGCCCTTGAAGGTAAAAAATTTAAGACAGATCGTGTAGAAGCATCGTGGAGAAAATCAGAGTCTGCTGAGTTTGAAGGAAACGTAATGAGTCTCCCGGAAAATTGCATCAGAGTGAAAGAGCCAGAGGTCAACAAGGCAGAGCTTAAAAAGCTACTGAAGGCCGGCCAGAAAATTGAAGGGGCCTGGCTTGTAGAAAAACAGAACTTGCAGATCAAATAGGGAGGTCAAACATGGAGAAAAAAAATATCTATGAGACCATTACCGCAGTCATGGAAGAAATTGGGGCTATTGGCAAGAACAGTAAAAACAATCAGCAAAATTTTATGTACCGTGGAATAGACGCGGTAATGAATGCGTTAAGCCCGGCGTTTGTAAAGCACAGACTTTTTATCGTCCCAGAAGTTTTAGAACAAAAACGAGAAGAACGGCAGACAAATAAAGGCGGGAATCTTATTTATTCCATCTGCCGAGTAAAGTACACATTTTACGCCGAAGATGGGTCCTCTCTTACCGCCGTAACAATAGGAGAAGGAATGGACAGCGGGGATAAGGCTACAAACAAAGCTATGAGTATAGCGTTTAAATACGCCTGTTTCCAAGTGTTTTGCATCCCAACAGAAGAAATGAAAGACCCAGATAGTGATACTCCGGATCCATCAGCACCTATATATGCCACGGATGACATGAGGAAGAAATTCATTGAAGAATGCACAAGAATCGGGAAACCGAAGTCGGCTATTTTGAAAGTAATTGGGGCAAGGAGCTTAGCTGAACTGACGGTTGAACAGTATGAGATTGCTATGCAGAGTTTCTCTTGTACTCCATCTAAGGACCAGAGCACTCCTGTTCCCGGAACGGTTCCTCCAGATGGAGAGAATAAGGACACTCCCTGGAAATAGGAGCGTGATTAAATGGAGTGTACAGGTAAACTGAAATCTGTATCAAAAAACTGGATCAGTAGGAAATGGGAAGTAACGTTTGAAATCAACGAGGACATAACTGCATCCATAGATAAAATCCGGGATAAGTTGCTTAATTTAACAGCGAAAATACACCGGGAAAAGCGGAGCCTGGATGCAAATGCATATGCCTGGGTGCTGATGCAAAAGATTGCAGAGGCCATACATACTGACAAGTGGTCCGTTTATTTGATGATGCTGGAGCGTTACAGCCCTGTTTTTACCCACATCATCGTTAGGCCAGAGGCAGTAGAGCGTGTCAAGGGCGAGTGGAGGACTGTTAAGGTCCTCGGCCCCATACAGGTCAACGGGAGCTCCGGGATCCAGCTGCAATGCTATTTTGGCTCCAGTACCTTTGACTCTAAGGAGATGGCTAGTTTTATTGACGGAATCGTATCGGAGTGCAAGGAAATGGGGATTGAGACCTTGCCTCCGGATGAAATTGAACGAATGAGAAGGGAGTGGGGAATTTGAAAAAGCTGTGGAGTATCTTTACGGACGATATGGACCATTGCTATTTTACTGGGTCTCTCCAGATTGAGAGGCATCATGTATTCGGCGGCGCCAATCGGTCCAGATCCGAAAAGTATGGATATGTAATCCCATTGAGATATGACATGCACCCTAATGGGGCAAGGTTCCGGCCTACACCGGAGAACAAGAAACTTGACGGATACCTTAAGGCTGCGTGTCAGCGTGATTATGAGAGTAAGCACGGGACCCGGCAGCAGTTTGTTTCCGAGTTCGGAAAATCCTATTTATAGCCTTCTGGTGGCAGAATAATATGTCACAGTATTAGATGCCATTTATATTACTCCTGGTCCGGCATAAGCCGGGCCAGAAAGGAGGAACTATGAACTATATCGCTGAGATCAACGGATTTGAGCGGTGGCTCGAAACCCACTGCCTTCCCACCTTGTCACAGCTCCTTTGGTACAAGCTGATGTACTGGAGCAGCAGGTCTGGATGGCCAGAATGGATGCAAGTAGATAACCGCCGCTTGATGGTGTCCCTACAGATAGCAAGAGAAGCATCCTTGACAGAGAGCAGGGAACGGCTTGTGAATGCAGGGTTGGTGGAGTACCGGAAGGGCCGTAAGGGCATCCCCGGAAGCTACCACCTGGTCTCATTAACTACGGAATACACTTGCAAATTGAAAGCACAAAGCGAAGTACAACCCGTATGTAATCCCGTAGTATATCCCGTAGTACAACCCGTAGTACAAAGCGTAGACATAATAAACAATAAAAATAAAAATAAACAAGAAAAGAGTAGTACTGACGTACTACCAGAAAAGACGGATGCCTTTTCTGACCAGATCACCACGATTCGAGAGCTTTATAACTCCGTTTGCGGGTCGTATCCCCGCCTGGTGAAAATGTCAGAAGCAAGAAAGAAGGCGATCCGGGCCAGGCTGAGAGCTGGATATACCGTAGAGGATTTCCAGAAGCTCTTTGAGATGGCAGAAGCAAGTGATTTCCTGAAAGGCAAGAACAATCGAAACTGGTCCGCCACTTTTGACTGGTTGGTGGCGGATTCCAACATGGCCAAGGTTCTGGACGGAAATTATACGAACAGGGAGAGCGCAAAGGAGTGTGATGGGGATGCGGATCGGAGACCGGCGGCGGATTTTTATAAACAGTTCATGCCAGGTGGAAGCAACCGTGAAGATGGTCCGGCCATACGGACAGGGACGGGAGCGGTGTCTCCTGGTGACGTATGATGTGCCCGGATATGGGGAGACACAGCCGTTTATGATGCCATGTGGATCCGAGTCCCCGTATGCAGATGACCCGTCCAGGCGGATTTCCAGGAGCATGATGCCCGAAGGGTATATGCAAAAGACCGGTAAGGACTTTGACTGGAGCCTGTATGGGGAGGATACAGAGCCGCAGAAAAAGATTGTAAATGCCTTTGTAACCAGGTACGCAGAATTTGAGCGATCTGGCCGGGGACTCTATATTTTCTCAAAAGTCAAAGGATCCGGGAAAACATTTCTGGCCTGTATCCTGGCTAATGAGATTGCAGCGAGAAGGCCGTTTTCGCTTAAATTTATTACGCTTCCAGACCTCATCGAACTGGTGAAGAGCCGCGATGAATTGGATCGTCAGACATTGGACGGCCTGTATGCTTGCCGACTGCTGATTATGGACGACATAGGCGCCCATGACGGGGGACAGGCATGGATCAATGAGGCCATCTTCCGGCTGATCGATTACCGGTACCGGGAGCGGAGACCGGTGATCTTTACCAGCAACTGCGATACCAGCCATCTGGACTGCGATGAGCGGATTGCGGACCGGATCGAGGCAATGACCGTTCCGCTCCGGATGCCGGAGGTACGGGTCAGAAAACAGATTGCGGCAAGGGAGTCTGGAGAATTTTTAAGATCTGTGATGGGATAGGAGGCACAGGATGGAAGAGGAAGAAAAAACAGGTATAGAGCTGGTGCAGACATCTGCGTATTATCTGGATGTAGATCTGGAGCAGGCGGACCAGAGCATCAAGGCCTGTCTTGCAGATGCGGCCAGGAATGTGATTGCCGTCGGATATTACCTTAAGGCAATCCGGGACCGGGAGCTCTTCCGGGATGCTGGTTATGAGACCATCTGGGATTATGCCAGAGAGACGTATGGATTCAGCAAATCGACAGCGTCCCGGTACATGGCCCGGAATGACCGGTTTTCGGTCGGCGGGAACAGCCCGGTCATGGCAGCGGAGTACCGGGAGTACAGCAGAGCCCAGCTCCAGGAGATGCTGTCCCTGGACGCAGAGCAGATGGAGCAGGTGACGCCGGAGATGACAGTGCGGGAGATCCGGGAGTTAAAACGGCCAAAGGAGATCCCGTATTATGAGATCCCGGGACAGCTCACTATGGGAGAGGTAAGCCTGGAGGATTTCCTGGGAGCGGTGGAAGAGCCAGAAACCACGAAGGATCCGGAAATTCCGAATAGTTCGGAATGCAGCAGCTCAGAGAGCCACACGATCCGGCCGGAGGATTTCTTCCCAGCCAGTCAACCAGGAGACTGCATACACCGCCCGGGATTTGCATGTACGCTTCCGGAAGAGGCAAAACAATCGCCGGGAACCGGAGCAGACTGCAGTACACACTGCTGCTGGGACTGCGTAAAACATGGAGACTGCCGGCTGGAGTGCCATGCATCCGCGGGACGCGAGGGAAGAATTGCGACGTCGCAACGGATCCTGGAAGAGGTCGAGCAGGAGCTTGCTGCAGAAACGCAGCAGAAAGAGGCGGATTGCTGCGAAAACCGCAGCGGAGAATTATCAGCATATGGTACTCCGGCCAGGATATATCCAGCAGACAGTCTGATTGCGACTGCAGGTTGTGAGGGCGGCCATGATTGTTTCTCCTGTTCCGCGGAGTGCGGGATCCGGAAGAAAGACCGGTGGTGTGTGGAAGCTCCCTGTGGAAATCCGTTTCCCTGTGAGATTCTTCCGCATCTGGATAAGATCCGGGAACAGGCAGGGGATACTTGCGAGTTTTTGAACCATGATCTGGCCTATCACCGGGCCGGAGACGGGGAACCGGATCCATGCTGCAAGCACTGCAAAGAGCCATGCGAGTACATATGCGGGCGGGCCATGAAAGCCCTGGATACCGGGGATAAGGCAGCGGAGAGCCTGGAGGAGCCGTCAGAAGAGTCAGTAACCGTGGAGGCCAGGGAGCCGGATCTGGAGGAATCAGCCGCCAGTGACCAGGATTTACTTCGGGGAATGCTGGAAAAGGAACAGAGCTTCCTGGAGGAGATGCTGGCAATCGATCAGACAGATTCTCTTCCGGATAACATGGTCAGAAAGAAAAAGCTGCTGGTCAGGGCCCTGGCCGGGATGCTGTGTGATCTGGAAGGCGTGGAAGAAGAGGAAACGGAGCAGCCGGAACTCCCGAAGCTGAAAAATAATGACCAAAGGAAAGAGTGGCTCCAGAATTACCAGGAATGGGGCATCTGGTACATAGATGACCATATCGGATGCCGGTATTACAAGTATGATTTTGACAACGGGGCCCGGCTCATCGTGGAGGAGTATGATGAGCGGAACGAATTCACCGGTGATGCGTATGTATCCGCCTATTATCATCTGGTGGGCGGCCCGGAGCCGCCGAAACATCCCATGCATGGAGCTTGCAAATGGGCCTGGCATGAAAAATACAACCGGTATCCGGACAGCATGACGGAGCTGATCGAATTCCTGAAGGCTGTCCAAAAAGGCGAGGAATAGGAGGGGGAACCATTGAAAATCCGGAGTATTGCAGAAGCGAAAAAGAAGATTAAGATTGGGTCAAAGGTTATGATAACGACCCAGAAGGCATGCGCCAAAGACTCATTTGGGGCAGTTAAGACCGGGATCCCGAGACAAGCGGTTGTTATTGGCATTTATGAGTATTTTGTCCATGTACAGCTGGAGAGCGGAGTATGTGAGAGCGTGATGTGGATGGATCTGATCAATGCCAGGGAATAGGTACAGGAGGGAAGAAATATGTTTGTGAAACAGATTGATATGGCAAAAGCCCTGGAACTGGCGGCGAAGGGGATGGAGATCAAGGTCCTGGCCCCGATCGGCCAGGAAGACGGCTGGGAGAACCTGGTCCCGGATACTCTCCAGCACATGCTTGAGGGAGTAATATTCTTTCGGCAGGAACCGGCCCTGGAGAAGGAGATC